CCCAACCTGCAATTTGAATTTTGATATCACCAACGCCAGCTTTCGCCTGGTTGACTAACATCCTCAGAACATCACGAGTGATCTCAACGTGACCCTTTACGTCAGGCTGTTTCTCACTGGTTTTGTTGTGCGCCCAAAGCCCACCTTTAGTTTTTGGAAAATCCATGCTATTTCACCTCTTCTGTTATTGATAATTTATTTTTTAATTCACTAAAACCCACACGCAATTTCTCATACTGCTCGTTCCAATCTCTATCAAGCACATCAATAGTGGCTTTGTTTTTCCTATAGAAATCCTTGAGTTCATCGGGGTTTTCTGCAAACTCACCTGCCATCTGCAACATGAAGCCAACTAAACTCTCAGCACCTTCTACGCTGGTTATCTCAGCTACTTCACCCAAGGTATAATCCTCTATATCTTTTGTTTTATCTGCTGGCTCAGTCTCAGGTTTAGGCTTTGCTTTTGGCTTAGGCTTGGGCTTGGGTTCTGGTGCTTCTGCCTTGTCATTGATGGCATGGTTCACTTCATCAAAAGAAGCGTAGTTGCCCCCTGACAGACCGCAAGCACTTAACGCCCTGCCAATACTGCTGGTAAGACAGTTCTCAACCGCGCTGGTTTTATTAACTGGCCCACTCGCCCTGTATTCCTCAGCAAAATCATTGGCAATAACTCGCCATGATCCATCGACAAATACGCTGATAGAGGTCTCTGCCAGAACTTTAGTATCATCTGCAACATGAATCGTGGAGATAATCTTTCCATCATCCCCGTAGGTTTCCCGAAAAATCTGGACTCGCGTATGCACTTCCGCGTAACGCTTACCCCTTATGTCAACCTTTTCTGAGTCGGGTAACTCAGACATCTTAGCAACGGCTTCTAAAAGCCTGTTTTGTTCCTCGCTCACTGTACTTTCTCCTTACTGATTAAATTTTTGTTTAGCCGCCTTAATAATTATTTCTGCTAATTCTTTTACTGCTAGTTGGTCAAAGACCAAAAAGCTGATGTCAGTCACATGATGCTCATTCATGGTGATCTTTACACTCTCACCGAGGAGCTTCATGCCTAGATTCACGGTCTTAAATCTGGAATCAGCCCACAGACCAAGCATCTTACGTTCAATGACATCTTCTGCGTGAAATTCAATGCTGATCGACTTTTCTAAATCAAATGTTGCCATTTCTGATTGCCTCATATTGATCGCACCATCTCGCAACACCGCAATAATCGCCCTCGCATCGCACGTTCTTTCCTTTGCGTTCTTCAATGCAATGCTTGTTGTCCAGCTTGTTATCATCAAAGTATCGCTGTGCTTCTTCTTCTGATGGAAAAACACGCATAGCTCGCTTATTAACAATCTTCTTCACAGCCCATGTGGACGGCCTTGCCCATCGCTCAAGGTCAGAACAAAGTGGCAGATCACCGCCAGTTAATCTCTCATACTCAGCATCCTGGTGGAGCTTTACTCTGCCAGCGATGTATTCATCTTGTTTAGCATCATCCCAAAGCTGAATCGGTATGATAGTTATTGGGGATTTTGGATAAGCGTTAGTCTCTTTCATCTTCATCGACCTGAGCTATAGTGTAGTAATAAAGCCTTCTTACCTCATCATCACTGAACTGTAAGATAACTCTCTCTCTGACATAATCGAATAAATTACGGGTACTTAACGTCTGAATATGCTCGATTTCATACTCAGTAAGCACATCACGCATATGGTCAATGTTCATCATTTCCCCCTTTGCTTTTCTAGTTCCGACAATTTCCAATCACGCAGAACTGCAACGATCTGGCATTTGCCTACGGGCATCTTCTTTACATGACGCACAAGCCAGGCATAAGCATTAAGCTGGTTAACCCATTCTTGTTTGCCGTAGATCACGCTCCAAACGGAAGTGCATTTGTAATCTGAAACAGTGACAGAACCATCTGCTTCGGTTTCCTGCAAATCAATCGCACCAGAAAGCTCCCAACCCTCATGGTCAACGAATAATCGTTCCTCGCTGATATGCTCTTTATCAGATACAGCATCCTCAAACATATTGTGAACAGCCGTTCCAAGAACACTCCAGACCTTTTCTGAGGCATCTTCAGTCATTTCAGCATCATGCTCGGCTCTGAGTATCCTAATTCTAGGAGAATCAATCAGTTGCGTGATACTTCGATTACTCGAACCGCGACTGTAATTATCTTTGGTTAACGCATCAACAACAGGCTTTGGCAGGTTGTGTTTATTCGTGAGTTGCAAGACAAAAGACCCTAATGGACTGAGGTGATTCTGTGGTCACAGAAAATTTAGACCCTGCATACTTCTTTTGGTATCGTTGAACCTTCATTCTCAAAGCGTTCAAGGTCTTGTCCAAATTACCATTGTCTACATCCAGCTTAAAAGATTGCCCTGGTTTCATCGCATCGAGAGGTAAATTTGGTAGCGGCACCCTATCAACCACCCTATTGGGTAGTGGAACATTGTCTTCAATAATAATCGGACTCATCATTTTTCCTTTACGTTTGATTTGTGATGTTGTTGTATGTTTAGATGTAGCGAATTGTCGCGTAAAAGAGTAACCATGTCAAATGATGAAATCGTACATAGTTTTACCGTACTGGGGGAGCCAGCCTCGAAAAGTAATAGCAGACGACTCGTTACCATTAAAAACCGACCTGCTTTCATCAAATCAAAAAAAGCACTTAACTATGCAAAAGATTTTTCTAGGCAATGTCCTGTGCTTGATCCGCTTCTGGAAGGTTATCTTGAGGTTGAAATGACAGTCTATTACGCAACAAGAAGGCCCGACCTAGATGAATCAGTCATACTCGACTGTATGCAAGACAAAATTTATAAGAATGATCGCCAGGTAAAGTCCAAGATTGTTCGCTGGGGTTTAAGTAAGTCTAATCCAAGAGCAGAGATCGAAGTTCGCCCATTAAAAAAGCCCCCTCACGAAGAGGGGGCCAGAAGTCAGCGAGGAACCGACCCTGCCAAAAATTCTAAAGGGAAAATTTAGCAAATGAATAATATGCTAAAAAATCAATATAGAACAGTCCTAATAGAAATATACCTAGTTTTTTATAAGTATGTACTAAGAATAGGACTATCCTAGATAGGATTATATACAGAATATGAAAATAATAATGTAAAGTAAAGTAAGCGAGGAACGATTACATGGAAGCAGTTGAATCTGTAGTGAGGAACATGACCCAAGATGGGCGTATTAAATGCCCTGCTTGCGGTGATACCAGAAAGAAAAAATCCCAAAAAACAATGGGCGTAACAATTAATGGCGAAGGAACGCTATATAATTGTTTTCATTGCGGAATTTCAGGAAAAATTGTGCCTAAAAAGCCTTATATTGAGCCAGTATCCGCGCCTGTTATCAGACCTAAAAAGCACACAAGAACACCTGAGCAGAATGAACATCTCTATAGCTTTCTCGAAAAGCGAGGTATCTCTAAGGATATTGCCAAGCAATACGGCGTTATCGGTGGCAGTAAATACTTCAATGGGAGTGGGGAACTGCCCTCAGTTGGTTTTGTTTATGGATGCAATTCAGATGAACCAGAGGCAATAAAATGGCGTGGAACCGAGAAAAAATGTTTCACACAAGAGGGAGCCGCGCAATCTTTCTATGGATTAGAGCAACTACCCGAAGATATTGAAACACTTGTCATTGTTGAGGGTGAACTGGATGTGCTGGCACTCGCTACCGCAGGTATACCCTCAGTTTCCTGCCCGAATGGTGCGCCTCAAAAGGTCAGCATCTATGAGAAAGATGAGTCTGAGGACACAAAATACCACTATGTATGGGAATCAAAAGACCTCATTGAGAAGGTTTCAAAGATTATATTTGCTGTAGACAAGGATGAGCCAGGTGAAGCTCTGGCAGAAGAACTTGCCAGAAGAATAGGTCGAGCTAAGTGCTGGGAAGTTAAGTGGCCTGATGGCTGCAAAGATGCTAATGATGTGCTGATTAAGCATGACAAAGAAACGCTTGCGACTTTGATTGAAGATGCTGTGCCTGTGCCTTTGGTTGGTGTTTATTCAGCAGAAGATTATGACGATCAGGTGGATTTACTTTATGACAAAGGCAATGGCAAAGGGGTCAGCACAGGATTTTCTACCCTTGACGATCTTTATACCATAGCACCTGGGCAATTAAGTGTGGTCACAGGTCTGCCAGGTTCCGGTAAATCAGAGTTCTGTGATGCACTGCTTGTGAATCTTGCTCAGAAAGAAGGCTGGACATTCTGCATAGCGAGCTTTGAAAACCCCGTTCCCACTCACATTGCTAAACTTAGCGAGAAAATAACGGGCAAGCCTTTCTTCTCTGGCCCTACGGAAAGAATGACAAAAGAAGAATCAAAGGAAGCCAGAAAATTTATCAAAAATCATTTTGTCTTTCTGGAACAAAGAGATGGCAGCGCGATCAAGATTGATGATTTGCTGGAAAGAACACGACTTGCTGTGATGCGGTTAGGTTGCAGAGGTGTTGTCATAGACCCCTACAACTATATTGAAACCAGCAAGGGAGACAAAGAGCATCAATCTATCTCAGCCATGCTGACTCGCGTTGCTGCTTTTGCAAAGGCTTACGATATTCATGTCTGGTTTGTAGCTCACCCAGCAAAGATGTATCCAGACCCAAGCGGTAAAACACCTGCTCCTGTCGGTATGCACATCTCTGGTTCTGCTGCTTGGTTTGCCAAGGCTGATTGTGGAATTACTGTCCACAGGTCAGGTGATTACGACAACAACCAGCCAGAAATACATTGCTGGAAATCCAGATTCAAATGGGTGGGCAGGATTGGCATGGCTAAACTTAACTATGATGTCCCCACAGGCAGATTTTCCGACATCAATGAAAATTGGGAGTTTGAATAATGGCTGATATAACTTGGTTAACAGACCCAGAAGAACGCAATCATCCTGCTTTCAAAGAGAACTTGAGGGCCAGCCAGAAGGGGGTATGGGACACAGCGCAATGGCTGAATAATTACGGGATGAAGGTGACTGTTAATCCCACTGAGGAAGCAGACACCTACAAGAACCGCCATGCCTTTATGGATGATGGCGATATAGAGATCAGCCAGAAGATTGAAGTAAAGGTTCTTGGCTATCAGTTCACAGGACAAGATGATTGGCCTTTTCACAGGTTTGCAGTCTGTAATGTAAATGCCTGGGACAGAGCCAAAAGAAAGCCTTATGCCTATCTTATCTGGTCAAGTGACCGCCATCATTTAGCCATTGTGTATGGGTCAACCAACCCACATTGGTTTTCTGATGAAATGAAAGACAGGCGTTATGAGGGTTACACCCAGCGGAGCTATTTTTGCCCGATGGAATTTGTACGATGGACTAATAAAAACGAGCCAGATTGTCCGTTATAAATAAGCGAGGAGCTAATTATGTACGACTTACCAGAAAATATCATTGATCCACCAGATCACTGGACATGCGAGGAATGTTGGCGGCATTTTTATCCTAGTTATGGAGAAGAACCAGGAGAAGATGAGCGTGTTTTGTGCTACTCCTGTGACAGTTTTGACGGATAAAAAAGGAGAAACAATGAATTGTTGGCATTGTAATGAAGAGCTTATTTGGGGCGGAGATCACGACCTTGAGAAAGGATATGGAACATTGTCTGACGAATATTGCGTTGAAACAAATCTTTCCTGCCCAGAATGCGGAAGTTTTGTTTTAGTTTATTATCCAAGGGAAAAAAATGAGTGATCCACTAGATGAACAAGTGGGTGGAGACCACTACAAAGACCTAGCCATTCAGCCTTTTGAGTTCATAGAACTCAATAATCTCGGCTACGGCGCAGGTAATGTCGTGAAGTATATTTGCCGATACAAAAGCAAGGGTGGTGTTGATGATCTTAAAAAAGCTCGCCATTACATAGATTTACTTATTGAGGTGGAACAATGAATAAAAACCAAGCATTTGACAATCCGTTAGGTCTGTCGGAAAAAATAATAAAGACCATTTTAGATCATCAATTAGCAGAAGCAGAAGGATGAACAAAAACGCCATTAAAAAACGCCGCATTAAGGCGGTGAAGGCGGTTTTACAGAAACCTCTG